CCCACAAGCTCAACCAGTATGCGGATAACCAAGACTACCGGACAATGACCAAAAAGATCAACGGCGGGTTTATTGGGCTTGAAGATAGGATCAAGCACATTAACCATGCGCTGTCTGTCCTGACATAATTAGCCATGGCCAATGTCAAGCAACAATTAGAAGTCCCATCAATACCGAGTCTGGGTTACCCGCCAGAGGTGTATGAGCGCCGAAATCTAAATGAGAACAACAGCGCCTTAAACAATTTTTTCAGAAAACTGATCTCAGTCCTTGGCGCTTTGTTTGGGCCAAGGGGTGGCAAGTTTATGAATAACCCGCATGGCGCGTTTCAAGATTCAACAGACCAAACGGCAGCCAACACCACCACGGCCTATGCTGTTACATTCAACACGACAGACTTTTCCAATGGCGTGACAATTGCCAGCAATAGCAGAATCACTGTACTTGATGCCGGAATCTGGAACTGTCAGTTTTCCATTCAGTTTAAAAACACCACAAATGATGGTCAAGATGTAGATATTTGGTTTCGCAAGAATGGAACAAACATTGACAACTCAAATAGCAGATTTCACCTAGTAGCGAGAAAAGGAACTGGTGATCCTAGTCATATCATTGCTGCATTGAATTTCTTTGTTGACATGGCTGCTAATGATTACATTGAAATTATGTGGAGAACTGAAAATACTGGTGTAACTATTGAGCATTTTGGGACAAGCACCAGCCCTACACGGCCAGCAGTGCCATCAGCCATTGTCACAATGAGCTTTGTGTCTAACTTACCAACAACATAGCCATGTACATACCACTCAAATTACCCCCAGGCATTTACAGAAACGGCACTGAATATCAGGCAGCAGGCAGATGGTTTGACGCAAACCTTGTTCGCTGGTTTGAGAATACTTTGCGGCCCATGGGTGGCTGGAGAAAGAAGTCTGCCAGCCAGCTGACAGGATCATGCCGTGGGCTGCTGACTTGGCGCGACAACACTGCTGACCGGTGGATCGCAGCTGGTACGCATTCCAAGCTCTATGCGCTCAATGAGGCCGGAACACTCAAAGACATCACCCCCACAGGATTCACTGTGGGTGAGGCCAATGCGGTGGTCAAGACCGGCTATGGTTACTCGACTTATGGCAGTTTTGCCTATGGCGTGGCACGGCCAGACAGCTCCAGCATCACACCGGCCACCACATGGTCCATGGACACATGGGGTGAGTATTTGGTGGCCTGCTCCAACGCTGATGGCAAGCTCTATGAGTGGCAGCTCGGCTTTTCCACGCCTACCATTGCAGCTGCAATCACCAATGCGCCAACGAGCAACAAGGCGGTGCTTGTCACTGCCGAGCGCATCATGTTTGCTCTTGGCGCTGGTGGCAACCCAAGAAAAGTGCAGTGGTCAGACCAAGAGGACAACACTTCATGGACCCCGACAAACGACAACCAGGCAGGCGACTATGAGCTGGCCACGCCTGGCACATTGATCGCTGGCAAGAGGGTCAAGGGTCTAAACCTACTGTTTACCGATGTCGATGTCCACACGGCGCAGTACATTGGCGCCCCATTTATCTATGGCTTTGAGAAGGCTGGAAGTGGCTGCGGCCTGATATCTGCCCAGTCTGTGGCGGCCATTGACACTGCGGCCATTTGGATGAGCAAGTCTGGTTTCTGGATTTATGACGGGTATGTCAAGCCACTGCCAAGTGATGTGTCGGACTATGTCTTTGGCAATATGAACTTCAACCAATCATCAAAAATCTATGCTGTCCACAACAGCAAGTTTGGTGAGATTTGGTGGTATTACCCAAGCAATTCAAGCAATGAGAATGACTCCTATGTCACCTATAACTACAGAGAAAACCATTGGAACATCGGCACATTAGGCAGAACAGCTGGCACTGATGCCGGCGTGTTTACCAATCCCTTGATGGTTTCAGCTGATGGCTATCTCTATGACCATGAGGTGGGTTTTGCTTATGACAGCGCCAGCATCTATGCTGAGTCTGGCCCAATCCAGATTGGCAATGGCGAGAATGTGATGTCTGTGCGCGAAGTTGTGCCAGATGAGCAGACTTTGGGCGAGGCTGTGGTGTCGTTCAAAACCCGAAATTACCCTACTGGCGCGCAATCGACATTTGGACCATATACGGCAGCAAACCCAACTTCTGTCAGGTTTTCTGGCCGCCAAGTCAATATCAAGGTGACTGGTGCGGTGTTGGCTGATTGGCGTGTTGGTGTGATCAGGCTTGATGCTGTGGCTTCTGGAAAACGATGACAGACCGAATTTATGAGATCAACCGGTGTCGCCAATGGATTGAGGCGGCTTTAGAATACAGCGGTGGGACACATACACTAGACGACATTGCTGCGGGGATTCTGTCAAATCGGTATCAATTGTGGCCAGGTCAGATTTCAGCAGTGGTGACAGAGGTGATTGTTTATCCGCAGCTAAAGGATTTGCACTTTTTTCTTGCTGGTGGTGATCTCGATGAATTGAAGAAGATGCGGCCTCATATTGAGAATTGGGGCAAGTCTGTCGGATGCACAAGGGTAACGCTGGCTGGCCGCAAGGGCTGGGAGCGTACATTTTTGAAAGACGAGGGATATGAGCCTCAGTGGTTTATCCTTTCAAAGGAGTTGATATGAGTTTAGGTGGCGCTTCAGGATATACAAATTTTGCTGACCCAGCCCAAGGTGGTGGCGGTGGTAAAGGTGGCGCCAACTTGCCATCATTGATTGAGCAGCCATTGCCACAATTCACTGGCGATGACCCTTATTCTCAGATCATGGCAATGACGCCAGCTTTTAGAAACCCATACGCAAATTCTTCTATGGGAAACGCGCTTGGCGGCTTTGACCCTAGTATTTATGCCAGGGGGATGCAAGGCGATGCTGTCACCGGTGGCGGTGGTGGCGGCGGTGGTGCTAGTCCCATTATGGGTGGTGTGGGTGTGGGTAACGCTGTAACAGAAGTTGACCCATACGACCAAGCTGGTCAAGATGCCATCAATAAAATTGAGCAAGAAGTAGCAGCCGAGCAATACGACCAAGATGGACAAGACGCTATCAATAGGTACGAGCAGGCAATCTATGACCAAGAAGGCGCAGATGCCGTGTCCCGTGTTGAAGATGCTGTGCGCGAAGAGGCTTTGGCTGAAAGCGCCCGTGCTTCTGATATTGATGCCGCATCCTATGACGATGTCCAATATCAGCCTGCATCCTATAACTATGTCTCCGATGCGCCAGCTACAGATGTGCTAGCCGCAGATGCGCCAGCTACAGATGTGCAGGCTACTGGCGGTGATTTTCGTGGTGAGATGGGCGGTGATCTTGGTGGCGATGATGGCCAAGACATGGGCGAGGACAGTTTTGACACGGCTGGCTATGCAAAGGGCGGCATGATTCGCGGCCTGCTTGGACCAAACCCCAAAGGCCCAGATGATGGGTTTGCCATGGTCCAAAGGGGTGAATATGTCATTAAAAAATCTGCTGTCAATAAATATGGCCGTGGACTTTTGGACATGATCAATGAAGGCAAAGTGCCTGCCAAAAAAATTAAATCTCTCTTAGATTAAAGGAACGCAAAATGTCAAAAGGTGGAAGTCAAACATCATCAACTTCGATTGATCCAGATATTAAAAAAGCGTTTCTTGCGAACTTTGAGCAGGCCAAGAATGTTGCAGGGGCATTGCCCGTGCAAGAGTTTGCTGGATTCAATCCGATGTATCAGGCTGGCGAGCGCCAGCTAGTCAACACGAGCTTGGCCGGACCAGGTCTTGCAAACATTGACCGAGCCGCTGAGATGACTGCGGCAGGCGCGCAGTATCAGCCTGGCATGGTTGGCGGCTTTGACGCTGGCCCAGCCTCTCTTGCCGGCTCGCAAGGCTATGGCGCGGCCCAATTTGGTGGCGCGCAAGCAGGCCCAGCTTCCCTTGCCAGCTCGCAGGGATATGGCGCAAGCCAATTCGCTGGCGCACAAGCTGGCCCAGCATCCCTTGCCAATGCACAGGGCTATGGCGCAACCGATGTCAATGCCGCGCAGGCCAATATGGGTGACATTAGTCGCTACATGAATCCATACACCAGCGGGGTGATTGAGGCATCTTTGGGTGACATTGAAAAAGCAAGAGCTGCCGCCTCCTCCAGAATTGGCCAGCAGGCAGCAGCAGCCAAGGCTTTTGGTGGATCACGCCAAGCATTGGCCCAAGGCGCATCGAGTGGCCAGTTTGCAGAGCAGGCCGCAAAGACTGCTGCCCAGCTCAGAGCGCAAGGCTTTGATGTTGCAGCTAACCAGATGCAGCAAGACCTTGCACGGCAGCAGCAAGCCGCAATCCAAAACGCTGCACAGCGTACAGCTGCATCTCAGTTTGGAGCTGGCGCGATGAATCAGGCTGCACTTGCAAACGCCGCTGCCCGAAATCAGATGGCGCAATTTAACGCTGGTAATTTACAGCAGGC